TGACCGGCAAGGATGGCGGCGCGGTTAAGGCTGAGGTGAGCCTGATTGTTGAGCCGGTGAAGCCTCGTGGCTGAACACCGTTTTCAGATCCCCGAGAAAATGGTCCAGCCCATGCTGGAGCCGCACCGATACAAGGTGTTCAAGGGTGGCCGTGGGTCTGCGAAGTCTTGGGGCGTTGCGCGTGGGCTGCTACTTGAAGGCATCAAGTCTAAACAACGCATCCTTTGTGCACGAGAGATCCAGAAGTCTATTGCCGATTCGTCGTATAAGCTGCTTGCTGACCAGAACGAGCTTTTGGGCCTGGGTGACTACTACCAGGTGCTAAAGAGCGAGATCCGCGGAACCAACGGCACTGAGTTCTTGTTTCGTGGCCTGGGCAACATGACCGCCGAGTCGATCAAGAGCTTTGAAGGCGTTGACAAGTGCTGGATCGAGGAAGCGCACACGGTATCGAACCGGTCTTGGGAACTGCTGATCCCGACCATCCGCAAGCCTGGGTCTGAAATCTGGATTACCTACAACCCGGACGAGGAAACCGACCCCGTAGATGTTCGGTTTGTTCAGCAGACCCCGCCCGATTGCGTTGTGGTGGAGATGAACTACCACGACAACCCTTGGTTTCCCGAAGTGCTGCGCCAGGAGATGGAATACCTGTTCTCCGTGGACCCTGACACGGCGGCGCACGTTTGGGGCGGCGGGTATCGTCGGCAGTCTGACGCGCAGATCCTCCGTGGCCGCTACAAGGTGCACGAGTTCCAGCCTGTCGAGGGGCTTTGGGATGGCCCCTACCATGGCATCGACTTCGGCTTTAGCCAGGACCAGGGCACGATGGTTCGCCTTTGGATCTGGGAAGGTGATCTCTGGCTTGAATACGAGGCCGCGGGGCTTGAGGTAGACACTGACGAGCTTCCTGCCCTCTGGGACACGATCCCCAACGCCAGGAACTATATCGCCCGCGCTGACTGCTCCAGGCCCGAGACGATCAGCCTCGTTAAGCGCATGGGCTACAACCGGGTGATTCCATGCCTCAAGTGGAAGGGCTGCGAAGAGGATGGAATTGACCACCTCCGCAGCTACAAGGCCATTCACATTCACCCCCGCTGCACCCTGGCAGTCGAGGAAGCAAAGCTCTGGAGTTGGAAGAAAGACCGGCTGACCGGAGACATTCTGCGCGTCACAACCGGCAAGTTCGATAACACCTGGGCCGCTGCACGTTATGCGCTTGAGCCCATCCTTCGGCACGGGCTGAAGCGAGACGTTGAAGGCGAGCAAGAGGAATTCCCTGGAATGCCCCAACACTCAACCTCATGGATGGCCTAAATGACCAGCTACCTCGAATCGCTCTTGCGGGACGTTTTCCAGGCCCAGGGCAACCCCAACGCAGAACGGGACGCGGAGCTTGCCGCCCGTGAGATCCGCAAGCGCGACCTGATCGACCAGGCGAAAGAGGAACGGCTGGAGCGAGACAAGCGCATTGATGACCTGAGGGGTAAAGGCATTGCAATCCCAGTTATCGCCATGCGCATGGGCGTTAGCGAGTCAACATGCAAGCGGGCTGTTTCCTATCAGTTGCGTATGCGCAAGGCTGGGTGAAAACGGGTCAAGCCCGTGAACCATTGCGGGACCGAACCTAGGCAGGGGTGGGACGCGCCTATCCGAGCGCAGCCCAAGTGGCACAACCCGCCCCGCCTTTTCGGTGATCCATGGCCTACATCAGCTACTCCCAGACAACCGGTGAAATCGCCTATCACAGCCAGGATAGGGATTTCGTCATCGGTATTGGCTGGGCAGGGAATGGAGATGGCAAGAACCGGCCCGAGTATCAGAGCGTCAAGAGCACTGGGCCGCTTCCTCGTGGCTGGTATCACATTGGAGCACCTGAGAATCACCCTACCGTTGGGCCTTTTGCGCTGCGCCTGACCCCATACCCGGAAAACGAAATGTTTGGGCGGGATGGGTTCCTGATCCACGGCGCGGCGAAAGACCCGCAGAAGTATGGGCAGGAGTCCCGCGGCTGCATCGTGGCTCCCAGGGTTGTCAGGACCAAGATTCACGACCTGGCCGTGACCGAGTTGGAGGTTACAAAGTGAACTTCCTGGCCCGCCTGCTAAACCCAACCGACCCAACGGCATCAATGCGTAATGCCGCCTTTGCGTTGGTTGTGCTGTTCGCCTGCGGGTGGTTGAGCTACGCGCTTGCCAAGCATGGAATCACCTCTGAATGGGTTGCTGCGCTGGGCCTGCTGCTCACGGCTGTAAGCACGGCCAAGATTCTTGGCAAGACCGATGAATCACAGCCGCTCCCGCCATCGCCGGGTGGCAGGAAGGATGTTGAACCATGACGGACTTCCACGGTGACGAGCTAACAACCGGGTTCATGGACCTGAAGCCGCTTGCCATCGTGGCTGGTGTGTTGGCCGTGTTCCTGTGCCTCGCATTCGCCCTGGGCTATGGCATGGGCCAGCGAAAGAACCTGCAACGGGCGGTTCAATCCGAGAAACAGGCAGACGAAGCCAAGGGGAAAGCCGATGCGCTCAAAGCGGTTGCCATCCAGAAGGACCAGGCGATTGATGCGGCAGATCCACGGTTGGCAGAGTCCCGCGCCAAGATGGACCGCCTCACGGCTGAACTCTCCCGTTTACGAGCCTCCCAAGCCTCTGCGCAAGCAAGCTCAAACCGGGAGGCCGCTGATTCTGAGCCTGTTTCCCGACCCGTGGTTGATCTGGCCCCAGTGGTCGCAAAGCAGGACGAGCTAATCAAGGCGCAATCCGAAGTCATCCAGGCCCAAGATGTGAAGATCACCGGCCTGATTTTGTCACGCGACGCATGGAAGGGCAGCGCAGAGGCTAGGGAAGCCGAAGCCATCCAGTTGCGTGCAGCACTCACGGCCCAGCAGGGCCTTAACGCGGGTGCGCTTTGGCGTGGCCGCATTCAGGGTTTCGCCGTGGGCATCGCCAGCGGCTATGTTGCGGGGCGGCTGCGATGACTCCACAAAAGCCAGCGAACGGTGACGAATTTGGGCACATCACTTGGGGCACGGTTGGCAAGGCTGTAATCAGCCTGCTCGTGGCCTGGGCTGCGTGGGAGTTCCGGCAAATGAGGGAAGCGGTTTACACGACCAGCACCCGCATTGCCGTCGTGGAATCCCGTGTTCACACGCTGGAAAAGGACGCGGACAAGACCGACAAGCGGGTATCCACGCTCGAGGCCAAGATCCTGGGTGAACGCAAATGAGCAACGCCAAGCCAAAGCCTAAGCCAAAGCCGAAGGGCAAAGAGACAAGCAAATATGACAATTCGAAGTATCAGCGTGATCGGAAGCTGACTTGAGCATCCTCCAGGAAGCCGATGCCCTCGTGAATGGCGACCGCCAAGCCGCATACGGAACCCCGCAGGATAACTTCAAACGCTGGTCTAACCTGTGCTGGGCCAGCGACAGAGAGAACCTGCGCAGCCTGACGCCCGAAGACCTTGCCTGGATCATGGTCCTTGGCAAGATTGCGCGGGACACCAACGGGCCGAAGCGAGACAACCTCGTTGATGGCGCTGCCTACCTCGAAATCGTGAACAGGCTTAGGAGTTAGCATGAGCGTTGCGTCACGCAAGCGATGGGTTGAGAAGCGGAGCCGGGAACGCGCAGAGCGCAGGGCGGAGCGAGAACGCATCACAAATCCCGGATTTTCGGTTGAGCTTCCACCCAGCCCCGACATTTCCGCCGAGGAATTGATTGCCCGCAGGATCGACGATTTCAACCGGGTGAATGAATACGAGGAAGGCCGAAAGCTCATCCATGTTGACGTGAAGATGAGCGGCCCCATCGGCGTCCTGCACTTTGGCGACCCTCACGTTGATGATGATGGGTGCGACTGGCCCATGCTCAAGCATCATGTGGAGTTGGTGGACAAAACCCCCGGGCTGTTTGCCGCGAATGTGGGAGATACCCGAAACAACTGGGTAGGGCGGCTTGCTCGGCTGTTCGGGAGCCAGGGAACGAGCGCCAAGCATGCGCTGATTCTGGCTAAGTGGTTTGTGGCTGCGCTCAAGGGCCAGTGGCTCTACATGATCGGCGGAAATCATGACGCATGGAGCGGGGATGATGACCCCATGGAGTGGATCGCCTGCCAAGCCTCCGCGCTGTATGAGCCCAGCGAAGCCCGCCTTGGACTTCGCTTCCCCAATGGCCGGCAGGTAATCATCAATGCCCGCCACGACTTCGCCGGTTCTTCTCAGTGGAACCCGACACACGGCCCCATGAAAGCGGCGCAGCTTGGCCTGCGTGATGACGTTCTGATCTGCGGGCACAAGCACCAGAGCGGATACAGCCCACTGAAAGACCCTGACACCGGAAAGATTTTGCACTGCATCCAGGTTGCCAGCTACAAGCGATACGACCGATACGCACGCGAGAAGGGCTTCCGTGACCAGTCATTGAGCCCATGCGTCTTGACCGTGATCGACCCAGACGCGACCAACCCGGCCAACCTGATCCAAGTGTTTTGGGATGCTGATCGGGGTGCCGAATACCTAACATGGCTGCGCTCGAAGGCCGCATGAAGCGCATAACCGTGCCCCTGTTCGGCTTCCCGCTGCTCATGAGCAACGATGAGGCCGAGGTGCGAGACTACATCACAAAGACAGCGTTAGACCCTGCGCTTGCCCGTATCTGTGACGATGCCGAGGGAGTTACGGTCTGTTATCGGGACAAGCGAGACGAGGCCCAGCGCATCATGGGTGTGTTTGATGGGCAGGTTGGAACAGTGGCCCATGAGGCCGTTCATGTGGCATGGGACGTTCTGAGCCGCGCCAACGTGCCCGTGACAGACGAGAACAACGAAGCGCAGGCCTTCCTGGTTGACTGGATCGTC